NGATTGCGCTGTAAATTTCTCTCATCACTGGAGAAAATTCTTTTATGAAGATCAAAGGATGATCTATAAAAGCTCTAAGATGCAAGTCTACTCTTCTCTCTACATAGACTCCCGGGCTTCTCTAGTAGAAAGAATGGCTGTCCATAGAGCTGGAGATGAAGGCTCAGAGATCTTAGAGAAATATTTCATGAATAAACGATTCCAGAGCCTCAAGGATTATCAAAAAATGCTATACTTGAAAGAAGCTGGGCTCTTAGATAAATTAGCTAAATCCCCTCAAGGAAATTTAGGTTACTTAAAAAGTGGGCAAGATTATGCTAAGCTAAAATCAAGGTTTAGTGATCAAGCTTGACTTTAAATTTACAGTGATGAACATGAGGAGTGCTAGAAAAGAAGCGAGGCTTCTTGCTCTTAGGTGCTAAGACTATGAGATGGCAAATTTCGCAGATCCAGTTAATGTGCTTAACTCCTCTTCTATCTTCAAGAGTATGGCTGGGCTCTGAGAAGTCTGTCATTGTAGGAAGACTATAGCATTACTAAGGATTAAAGTAAAGTGGCTGGAAGGAAATTTCATTTCATTAAAAATGACTCTATGAAAAAAACAGCTTGTGGAATTAATAAAGAAAGTGTATTGACAAGTTGTTATAAAGAGATAGTAAACTGCATAAGCTGTAGATGCACTTGGGAATATTTCAAAAATAAAAAATAATGGCTAAAAAAAAATATACAGAAGACTTTCCTCTTTTAGCTCAAGACTATGCTAGAAGAGGGCTTAATGACGTCCAGATAGCTAAGAAGCTTGGGATATCTTTAGCAAGTTATTATAATTATCAGAGAGATCATTTAGAGTTTTTAGAGGCTATAAAAAAAGGAAAAAGTCCAGTAGATGTTATGGTAGAAAACGCTTTCCTTAAAAGAGCTTTAGGATTTGAGTATGAAGAGATCCATACTGAATATAGAAAATTAGATAAGAAGAAAGGGAGCAAAGATAAAGAAGGGGAAGAGCTTAAAGCTGTCCCTACAATGATTAAGAAGATCAAAAAGTTCTTTCCACCTGATGTAGCAGCTGGCTTTATTTGGCTTAAGAACAGAAGGGGGAAACTATGGAGAGATAAGCAAGAAATAGAGTTCCCTGGGCTTGAGAAGATCTTAATAAAATCTAACATTCCTAGACCTAAAGAAAAGAAGAAAAATAATGCTAGAAAAAAGAATCATTGAAGATCTGGATCCTGAAACTAAAACTCTAGAGATAGATCTCAAGTATGATCCCCGGAGAAATAAGAAGCAGTTAGAATTTCATGAGGCTCCAGAGATGTATAAGCTCTTCGGTGGAGCTATGGGGGGAGGGAAGACTGGTGCTTTGATCAATGAAGGGCAGATGTTAAGCTTCCAGTATCCAGGGAACTTCGGGCTTCTCTTAAGGAGAACTTTTCCTTCATTCACTGATACGGTCCTTCCCCAGTTAGAGAAATTTGTAGATAAGAGGACTATTTCAGGCTGGAATGAAACTAAGAAATATATCTACTATAAGAATGGCTCTAAGATCCGCTATGGTGGGCTAGGGGAGAGAGAAGATGATTGGGATAAATTTATGTCAGGAGAGTATGGCTGGATAGCTTTAGATCAAGCAGAGCAGTTCACTGAATATCAATTCACCATGCTTGCTACTCGCTTGAGATTGAATATTCCCGATATCAGATATTACTTTCTTCTATCTTGCAATCCTAATGTAGGGTGGATCAAAGAGAGGTTCTTAGAGAAGAGCATAGATGATCATGTCTTCATTCCTTCGCTTCCAGAAGATAACAAAGAGAATCTTCCACCTGACTACATTTCTAACATGAAGAAGATCTTAACTCCTCTTTCTTATAAAGCACTCATGGAAGGGGACTGGGACGCTGTAGGGGAGCCTGATAATCTCTATGTCTACTTAGCAATTAGGGCAGCTATGAAGAGAAGAGTGAAGGCTTCCCTTCCCCTTGAGATAGGCGTAGATGTAGCTAGATCTGAGAGACATACTTCAGATGAGACAGTGATCACTCTCCGGGAAGGATTGAGAGTAGAGATCTACAGCACAGCTAAAGGGCATGATCTCATGAAGACTGCTGGCGAGATCTGGAAGTGTGTAGCAGAGAGGATCCTTCCTCAATGGAAAGAAGCTGGCATAGAGAAGACTTCTGATAAGAAGTCAATGTTGAAAGTAACTATCAAAGTAGATGCTGATGGTCTAGGCTCTGGAGTAGTAGATAGACTCAAAGAACAGCGATCAGAAAAGCAAGCTCTCTATACTCAATGGGTATTAAAGAATGTTTCAAAAGAAAAAAAGAAAAAGCTTGCGGAAGAGAAATTTAGAGTTTATATTAAGATAATAGAAATCCATGGAGCAGCTAAGCCTAAAGATCCACTTAAGTTCAAAAACATTAGGACTGAGATCCACTGGGGATTGAGGGAGCTACTTGATATAGTAAGCCTTCCTAATAACAGGGAGCTATTAACTCAGCTTATGTCTATTAAGTATGATCGAAACTCTGCAGGACAGCTCTTCATTATTCCTAAAGATAAAATCAAAGAGAAGCTAGGGAGATCTCCAGATCAAGCAGAGAGTGTGATCTATTCTTTAGCTGATATCAAGCCAGTCTCAGATCCTAGAATAACAAGGCTATAACATGAATAGGAAAGCATTAGACAGCTTCAGCTCTTCGCTCTATGGTGATCTGAGAGCTTTGTTTTTCAGAAGAGATAGAGAAAAAATGCTATTTTGCCCTAAATCTAAGATTGAAGGAAAATTAGCATGGATAAAATAAGCATCAGGCTTCCTAGAATCCCAAAAATATTCAGACAATTTTCTTTCAAGCAGAGTAGAACCTGGGGAGCTATTTTAGCTATTAGTGGAAGACAACCTATCTGGACTAAGAAAGACTTCGCTAACCTGTCTAGAGAAGGCTTTCAAAAGTGCATGACAGCTTATTCTTGTATCTCTCTCATAGCTCAATCTTGCGCTGGGATCCCCTGGCAGCTCTTCAGCACTCCTAGAACACCTAGGGAGAAAACGCAAGAGATCAAAAAACATGATCTTATAAATCTCTTGAGAAGACCTAATCCTTATGAAGGTCAATCAGCTTTCATAGAGAGAGCTGTTTCATTCTTTAAGCTTGCTGGTAATAGCTATATAGAGAGAGTGGGACCGAATCCAGGGAAGCCTAGAGAACTCTATGCTCTTCGCCCAGATCGAGTGAAAGTAGATCCTGGGGATTCTTTAGGATTAGTGAAAGGCTATATATATTCAGCCGGGGGGAAGAATGAGACTTTTTATGATGGTGAGATCTTACATTTAAAATCTTTTCATCCTTTAGACGACTGGTATGGGCTTTCACCTATTGAAGTAGCAGCCCGGGGGATTGATATATCAAACATGGCACTAGCCTGGAACTATAAACTACTCCAGAATGATGCTCGTCCTTCAGGTGCTTTAGTTACTGAGAAAGGCTTGGATGATGAACAGAGAGCTAACTTGAAAGCAGACATTAAGACTGAGTATGGAGGCTATGAAAATGCTGGACGTCCTCTTCTTCTAGAAGCTGGGATGAAGTGGGAGCAAATGAGCTTGAATCCTACTGAAATGGATTGGCTTAATCTAGATAAAGTAACCTTAAGGAAGATCTGCACAGTCTTTAATATAGCTCCTGAACTCATGGGAGACACAGAGCAGAAGAAATTCAGCAACTATCAAGAAGCCCGGAAAGCTCTCTACATGGAAGTAATTCTCCCTCACATGGACTACTTCAGAGATGAGTTTAATAACTGGCTTACTCCTAAATTCGGGGATAACTTAAGGCTTGATTATAACCGGGATGCTATTAAAGCTCTGCAAGAAGAAGCTACTAAGACTTTCGATAGAATGTCTAAAGCTCACTGGTTGACAGTAGATGAGAAGAGGATAGCTACAGGTTATGAAGAAGATCCATCTGGGAATGGGGGAGTGATCTTAGTTCCTATAAATTTTGTGCCGATTGAAACTATCTCTGAAGGAAGAGAAGGGGGGACTAAAGCTGAAGACAAGCTCTCTTTTTGGCAAAATAAAGCTCGCAAGAAACTCTTATGGCGCCATTTCATGATGAGAGTAGAGATGAAAGAGAGGATTCTCTACAATCCTATCAAAACATACCTGAAAAATCAGGCTCAGAAGGTCAAGAAGGCACTTTCTCAAGCCCGCGATATGTCTAGCATTGACATAAACGCTATCTTCAATGTAGACAAAAACGCTGGAAAATATGCTCGTAAATTCATGAATTACTATGAAGATGCAGTTCAAAAAGCTGGCGAAGCTGGAATACAAGCAAGCCAAGGAAAGCTCATGGATCTAGACGTAGAAGAGAAAGTAGATCCTGACATTGAAGATATATTTTCTATAACTCCAGCACTCCGGAAGATCTTAGAAGAAATGATTTTAGAGTCAGGCACAAAGATAGCTAAAACTACCCTTACTAAGATAGAAAGAATGATGGAGAAAGCTCTAAAGGAGAACTGGACTGCAGAAGAGTTTACTCAAAATATCTTTGAAAGATTAGATGGGCTGGCACTCTCTAGATCCAGGAAAATAGCTAATACTGAAATGGGGAAGGTAGAAAACTGGGGACAGTTAGAAGGTTATAAGCAATCTGAGCTAGTCGAAAGAAAAGGCTGGCTGTCTGCCTTCCTTCCTACCACTAGAGATACTCACGCTGAAGCAGATGCTTATTATTCAGATAATCCGATTCCTTTAGATCAAGCTTTCGAAGTAGGGGGAGAGTTATTACAATATCCAGGAGATCCTTCAGGTTCTCCAGAAAATGTGATAGAGTGTAAATGTGCTACTTATCCTGAAGTAAAGGAACTAGCTGAATGAAAAGAAAAGCTGATTCTTATTTTAAAGAAGCAAAAGTCTGCTGGATAATTGCAGGAATTTTCTTTACTATAGCTATTGTCGGAAAAATCTTAGTATTGATATTAACACTTCTAGGATATTAAAAATGATTGAAGGAATTATACTCTTTTTGGCTGGCTGGTGCTTTGGGGTAGCCTTTTATTTATGGAGGAAGTCATGGAAAAAAAGTCATTCAAGTTTGAACTCAAGGAGCTAAACGAGGATGGCACTTTCGAAGGATATGCTTCTACTTTCAATAAAGTAGATCATGGTAACGATCTTATAGAGCAAGGCGCTTTTAAGAAGACGCTAAAAGAAAACGATCAGTTCCCTGTTCACTGGTATCATAGGATCTTAGAGCCAGTAGGGGGGATCCATGGAGAAGAAGATAGCATAGGGCTAAAGGTGAAAGGATATCTAGTCTTAGAAGTCCAGAGAGCTAAAGAACTCTATGCTTTGATGCTGAAGAAAGTAGTCAATATGCTCTCTATAGGCTATGACACTATCAAGCAGAGCTGGGATGCAGAGACAGGGATCAGGAGACTCAAAGAGATCAAGCTCTGGGAAGTCTCTATAGTAACTTGGGGAATGGATCAAGAAGCTTTTATCACTGATGTTAAGATGGAAGAGAAGCCTTACCCTAATGAACATTCAGCTAGGATCAAGAGCCCGGGCTTATTCAATCCAGACACTTTTAGAAGAAAAAAAGATGGCACTATTTACGGAACTAAAAAAGTTCCTAACACAGCTGCAGTTATTTGGGGAAAGCTTAAAGGGAGTGATGCTCCTTCAGATAATCCTATCCCTCAAGCTATCAGATTCCCTACTACAGATTGGACTGTAGCACAAGCTAAGAACTGGCTGAAAGATAATAATGTGAAGTATGAGAAATTTGAGCCAGCAGAGAAATCACTGGAAGGAGTTTTACAAGGGATCATAGATCTAGAAGTAGAGAATGAGATATCTGCAGAGACTTCTCAATTTGTTTCTGCAGCTATAGAAAGCCTTAAAGCACTCCCTGTTATTAAGGAGCCATCACCTAAAGATACTCCTGAAGAAGGGGAGTCGCAAGTTATAGATATCAAGTCGAGCAATCTCTTGATATCCAGCTTTAACGAAGAGCTTAAGAAGCTCAATAAATCTATGGAGGTCAATCAATGACACCTGAAGAAGAAGCAAAAAAATTAATCGAAGAGAATCAAAAGCTTGTCAAAGAGATCAGAAATAAACATGAAGAGTATGATAAAAACATGTTCACTAAAGCAGAGTTTAAAGAGTTTGAAGAGAAGATAGATAAGCAGTTCCTAGCTAATAAAGATCTCATTGAGAAGCTTCAAACTGAATTAAAGCGTCCAGGCGCTGGCGATCCTGAAGCTGAAGAGAAAAAAAAGACAGCATTTTCTAAAAAAGCTTTCTTTAATTTCTTGAGAAAGGAAAGCAAATCAGAGATGGATCCAGAAGAGAGAAAAGCACTAGTAGAAGATACTACTGGAAGGATCTTGGTCCCTGAAGATCTTGAAGCCGAGATCTACAGGAGCCTTCCTAAAATCACAGTCATTCGCCCTCTAGCTACTATCAGGCAGACAACCCGGGATAGAATCAGAAAGAGGAGCCTTACTGAAGTTACTGTAGGCTGGGGAAAACTAGAGCTTGGAGCAGAAGCTCCAGAATCTGATCCTACTCCTTCAGAAGAGTTCCATTATGTAGAAGATCTTGAAGGTCTGGCTAAGATCGGAAAAGATGAACTTGCAGACACAGATGTTCAATTAGAGTCTCTCATAGTAGATAGCTTTGGAAGAGCCCAGGGAGAGACAGAAGACACTGGCTTTATCAAAGGAACAGGGCACTCTAACCAGCAACCAGAAGGGATCTTGAACGGGACTACAGTTACCCGGGTAGCAGGAGCTGCCATTGATGCTATAGCTTGTAATGACATGCTTGATTTAAAGCAAGCAGTTCCAGCTCAATACAGAAAAAATTCAGTATTCATCATGCACTCATCTACTGAATTAGCACTCATGAAGCTTAAGACTACTTACGGAGTGTATTACTGGCAACCTCAGACAGCACTAGATCATCCAGCTACATGGGCTGGGAAGAAAGTCTACACTCAAGATGATATTCCTGAAATAGCATCAGCTACTTCTTGTGATCTTGTTATCTGCGGAGATATCAAAGCTGGTTATAGGATAGTAGATAGAACTCAAATGTATGTGCAGAGGCTCATAGAGCTTTATGCTGGAGCAGGACTGATCGGGATCTTAGTTAGCAAGAGAGTTACAGGCGCTGTCATAAGAGCAGATGCGCTCAGAATCTTGAAAGAGCCAGCAGCTTAATCGCTGTAAGGAGAAAGGTGAAAAAAAATGTTTAGATATCAAGCAACTAGAGGAAAAGATGGGCTTATCGCTGATCAGCTTATTACAGCTGGTCATCAGAAGCCTAACGGAAAGATCCAGGACGTCCACGAAGAAAGCTCAGTCCAGAATTATGACATAGGAACAAGAATGGTGATGGATGATCGAGTTTTCCGATACTGCAGGGCAGGAGGCGCTTTAGATCCTCTATTAGGAGGAAGGGCAGACATTATGCCTAGAGAAGGAGCAGGAGATGCTGTAGATTATGAAGTAGGAGAGTTTGTAGTTACTATCCCTATGAACGATGAGGAAGCTGCTCATTATGCCCGGGAGAAAGTAGCTGGCTACTGGAATGAAGGCTACTACTGGTCAGGGATTGCTGATCCCCCAACTGGTCAACTTTATAGGATCAAGTCTAGCGCAGCTGCAGCAGCTGGTGTAACTGTTCTCACTGAAGGCTTTGTCAAGCTCACCTTGTATGAAGCTCTGAAAGTAAGAGTGCCAGCAAGCACTTGGGTAACAGCTTGGGCTAATCCTTACTCAAGGGTTATTCATGATCATTCAGGCAGAATGTCAGTAGTCTGCCAGCCTCTGATCTCTGTTCAATCAGGTTATTATTTCTGGGGTCAGACTTGGGGTCCGTGTTTCGGTCAGCAGCACAACACGAAGCTGGGACTCGCTGATGGCGATAGAATGTGCTACTACAAAAGCGATGGCTCTTTATGCTCCAGTAAAGATGTTACTTATACTTCTGGGAGTGTCCATGAGCAATTAGCTGGATTCTTAATCACTCATACAAGAGCCTGGACTAACGCTGGTGGTAGTGCAGAGAATGGAGGAGATCAGTTCTATATGCTCATGCTCTCGCCTTAAAGTAGAGTAAGGGTTTAGATCTAATCTTAGAAATGAATTAGAAGGGGGGAGGGCTTCTAGCTCTCTCCCCTTATCTTCAAAATTTGAAGGAGGCTTTTAATGCCAAAGTCAAAAAACAAAGCTAAAGCAGTAAAGAAAAAAGAGTCTGGCTTAGTAGGGAAAAAAATTGTCATGAAAGAGACTCTAGGCAATCCTAAGAGGAGTTTTTCAGTAGGTGATAGAGTAGAGATAGGGAAAGACATTTCT